AGTGCTGAGTTCTTTGTAATCGACGCGGATAAGGTTTACCTGGTTCATAAGGGGACTATGGAGAGGCGAGACGTTCTAATTGATTTACTAGCCTTCCCCGTGAGGTATTTAAAGACATGGGTACACGGTGGCTTTGCTATCCAACATAAGTCTGTGCAAAAAAAATTGCGAAAAATTTTCGAGAAAGTGAAGGACAATGGTAAGCCCCTAATTATCACCGGGCATAGTTTAGGAGCAGCGCAAGCTAGTCTAAGCATGTTAATGGCCCAACAGATGGGTATCTCTGCCACGCTGGTGTGTTTTGGTAAGCCTAGGGTGTATTTGAAGAAGAAGCGCTCGAGGTTCCCTAAAGGCTCAGTGTTGAGTGTATGTAGTGGCTCAGACATCGTTACAAGACTGCCACGGTTCTTATACACGGTCGGTTGCCAGGACCAAGATTTCCTGTATTTAGCCAATGACAATAATAACTACCTCAACCCGAAGCCTGAGTTTGTTGAGTCTGATTTCTCGATTAAGGACGCGGTGTCCGACCATTCTATGGAGCTCTACCTCCAACGTGCTTTGGAAGTCGTTTGAACTATTACAACGAATACGAACCCTTTGCTGCTAAGTGGCTTAAACAGTTAATTGTTGATGGATTAATACCGCCTGGGGATGTTGATGACCGGAGTATTGCAGACGTTAAGTCCTCAGATCTCTCAGGGTACACCCAGTGTCATTTCTTTGCCGGGATTGGTGGATGGTCAAGAGCACTTGAAATTGCCCAGTGGGACTCAGATAGACCTGTTTGGACAGGATCTCCACCCTGTCAAAGTTTCTCAGTCGCTGGAAAAGGAAAAGGAAAAGACGATAGCCGACACCTCTGGCCTGTCTTCTTTAATCTCATCCGAGAGTGCAATCCTCCAACAGTCTTTGGTGAACAGGTTGCAGCAGCTATCAGACATGGATGGCTCGACGATCTACAAAACGACTTTGAAGCAGAAGGCTACGCCGCAGGGGCGGTTGTTCTTCCAGCTGGCAGCATCGGCGCTCCGCACAAAAGAGAACGACTCTTCTTCGTGGCCGACTCCAACGTCAGCAACAGGAGGACCAAGCAAGAACCCGAACAACAAGCGCGGGATCAATGGAGGCAACCCGATGGCAACGGCGGCATCGCTGGTTCCGTGGCTGACTCCAACGACAAGCGACATGAACGGAGTGCGGGAGTTGGATGGGAAGCGCAGCGGGGGACTGAACACTCAGGCTCAGGCAGCATGGCCGACTCCGAGCCAGAGGGATTTCAAGGGAGGCTATCAAGGCGGTCGGATCAGGAACGGCAAAATCTCAGTGGACACATTGGACGTTGCGGCGCAGCTGACTCCGTGGGCAACCCCGACAGCCAACCCGGCAAATGGGGAGTGGGAGCAGTTTCTAGAGAGGAAGCGCAAATCAGTGGCAAAAGGCAACAAGATGGGCATCTCTCTGACGGATACCCAGATGCAAGCCAAATCAATAGCACCTTGGGCGACTCCGACAGCAACAGATCCCACAAGAGGCACGAAGCCACCGAGACCGCACGACACCGGGATTCCGTTGACGCAGCAAGTTTCTGGTCTGAACAAAGAGAAATCTACTGCCGAGACGGAAAAAACCGTCCCATCCCAACTGAACCCGCGCTTTTCCCTTTGGCTAATGGGATACCCAATCGAGTGGGCTTACTCAGGGGAGCGGGTAACGCCATCGTCCCGCAAGCGGCAGCGGAAATCATAAAGGCGGTAATGTGAAGCCTAGAAAGGGTAAAGCAAAGGTCAAAGTGACCTCTACAGGCAAGAAGGTGTCCTATGGACAGGCTGGTAAAGCGAAGGGTGGTGGTCCTCGTGTTAAGCCTGGAAGCTCTAAAGGGGATTCGTACTGTGCTCGGTCTTTAGGGATTAAGAAGGGTTTATCCAAGAAGAAACAAAACGATCCAAACACACCAAATAATCTTTCAAGAAAGCGCTGGAAATGTAAGGGGGCAAAGAGTGGCTAGGGGACTGTACGCAAATATTCACGCCAAAAAGAAACGGATCGCTGCCGGGTCTAAAGAGAAAATGAGAAAGCCGGGTACGAAGGGCGCTCCCACAGCCAAAGCATTTAAAAAGGCGGCTAAAACCGCTAAGAAGAAAAAGCGATGAAGGGTGTAAAGCATTACACAAAGGGTGGTACTCAGCACAGGGGCGGCATGCACAAGATGTCTGACGGCTCTCTGCACTCTGGGAAAACTCACACAGCAAGTTCCAAGCCTCTGTTTCATTATGGGGAATTATCAAAGAAAGGGCAGGCTACTGCTCGATCAAGCTGGAAGAAATAGGAGGCTATATGCCAGGTAAAAAGAAGCGAGTTCGCAAGCCAGGGTACTAATATGAGATATCTACTTTTACTACCTTTCTTACAAGGTTGCGCGGTGGCTGACATGGTCATTGAAAACACGAACCTCTACTGCTCCCCGGCCTACAAAATGGCTAGGAGTGCCACGAGAAGCGTTGTGGCTTTGACCGCTGGAATAAGTGTCCCAGACGCCTGTGATGTTTTGGAGCAAGAAGATGCCGTCGAAGAAGAAAGCTAAATTCGAAAAAGACTCAAGGATCTTAGCCGACCCTGAGTTTTGGGATAACGCTTTTAAAATTGTCGCTGCTGGCGAGTACACTCGGTCCATTGGTGATCATTTTGGTGTCTCTAATGATCGGATGATGTCTTACATAAAAAAGGATCCCGCGCTGTCTTCACGTTATGAGGAGGCACGTTTAGCGCGTGCTCAATATCACACCGAAAGAATAGAGAAAATTATCGACGATGTAGAGACCGGGGCGATGGACGCTCACGCTGCGAAAGTCTCAATGGACGGTCGTAAGTGGTTAGCCTCTCGGATGGACCCGCACCTATGGGGTGATAAAACGCGGGTGGATATGAACGTCACAGACACCACACAACTGCACCTCGAGGCGATTAGAGAGTTAGGGATGATGGAAAGTTACACTGAGGATCTCGTCATTGACCAAAGCTAATCCATTTGTCGTCTTTGTTAAAAAATACAGAAACAATCCCGCGTTATTTGTTCAAGAAGTTCTAGGTGTTAAACCGGACCCCTGGCAAGCGGATTTATTAAAGAATATACAAAAACAAGAAAGAAAGATTTCGGTAAGGGCAGGGCATGGTGTCGGTAAGTCAGCCGCCGCATCTTGGGTTATTATTTGGTACTTCTTAATGAAGCACCCTTGCAAGATTGTTTTAACAGCACCGACAAGTAGTCAATTATTTGACGCTTTGTTCTCTGAAGTTAAAAGCTGGATTAAAAAACTTCCCCCGGCGTTACAAGAATTATTAGAAGTCACCTCGGATCGTATTGTTTTATTAAGTGCTCCTCAAGATGCTTTTATAAGTTGTCGCACGGCTAGAGCAGAGACCCCAGAGGCGATGGCAGGGGTTCACTCGGATAACGTTCTATTAGTTATTGACGAGGCGTCAGGTATCCCTGAGAAGGTCTTTGAGGCGGCAGCGGGATCCATGTCGGGTCACTCTGCAACAACGCTCATGTTAGGTAACCCGGTGAGAACCTCGGGCACTTTTTACGAAAGTCACCACAGATTAAAAACAGAATGGAACACGATGCACGTTAGCTGTGTTGATAGCCCTCGTGTCTCGAGAGAATTCCTTACTGAAATGGCAATCAAGTACGGCGAAGACTCTAGTGCTTACTTTGTCCGGGTCTTGGGTGAGTTTCCAAAGACTGACGACGACACTGTAATAAGTATGGGTCTGGTCCAAGACGCGCAAGATCGTGACATCACGATGGCTGAGTTAACTCCCAAAGTCTGGGGATTAGACGTTGCGCGGTTCGGTGCAGATAAATCAGTGCTCGCAGAACGCCAGGGTACGGTTATAAATTGGATCGAAGACTGGAAAGGCAAAGACTTGATGGAGCTCACTGGATTGGTGAACTCAAAGTACGAAGCGTTAACACCTTCCCAACGTCCTGTTGAAATAACCGTGGATTCTATTGGACTCGGCGCGGGTGTTGTTGATCGATTACGAGAGTTGGGTTTGCCAGTACGAGGCATTAATGTTGCTGAGTCGCCCTCGATGCGTGGGACTTATGTCAATTTGCGCGCCGAGCTCTGGTTTCGTATGAAAGAATTCTTAGAAGCGCGAGACTGTAAAATTCCAAGAGATGATGGTCTTTTCGCTGAGTTAGTCTCACCGCGTTACGGTTTTAACAGTAGCGGTAAATTAAAAATTGAATCAAAAGAAGATATGCGAAAGCGTGGACTACCGTCTCCCGATAAAGCCGACGCGGTGATTCTTACGCTCGCAAGCCAGCCTACTATCGCCATGTTCGGTAAACGGTTTGGTAGTGGTCGCATTCAACGCAACATAAGGTCTGTGGTATGAAATATGAAGCTCAAGCGCAATTAAACGACGCGCAAGAAGAGATTAACCTAGAAAATGACGGCATGAGCCTCATCGACCTTCAAGGTTACGTTGGAAGTATTATTGATGATGCAAAAAAGTATATCGATGATGAGATCTCTCCGAATCGCGCCAGGGCGTTAGAGTATTTTCACGGCGAACCGTTTGGCAATGAAGCGGAGGGTAGTTCTACGGTTGTAGACATGACCGTGAGAGATACGGTCGGTAAGATCATGCCGTCGTTAATGCGCGTGTTTTTTAGCTCAGATAAAGTCGTCGAGTTTGCTCCCCGGACCGAAGAAGACACTCCCTTTGCTCTGCAAGCCACTAACTATATAAATTACGTTTTAAACAATGATAATAATTTATATTTAGAGCTTAGTTCTGCCTGGCAAGATGCGCTCGTGCAAGGTACAGGCATTGTAAAATTTTACTGGCAAGAAAATGGCGATAACGAAAGTCACTCGATAAGTGGTTTAACCGAAGAAGCCTACATTGCTATTGAGAGTGACAAAGATCTACAGGTCAATATTGTAGAGCAGACCATGACAGAGATGGGTCCGTTATACGATGTTTCTGTTACGAAGATTTCAAAAGACAGTCGAGTAAAAATAGAATCTTTGCCAGCCGAGGATTTTTTAATAGATCGGAGTGCGAGTAGTTTAGATGACGCTCTGATGACCGCGCATCGCAGAATGGCGACGGTGAGTGAATTAGTACAAATGGGTTACGACAAAGATCTCGTAGAGTCTAAGTCCACAGGTGTTGATGAGCTTGATGATAATGTTCTACGGCAAGCGCGGGATCCAGCGGCCTTAAATTACGGATTTAGAACAGAAGAAGTCACCCGGCTTGTAGAATATACCGAAGTCTACATGAAAGTAGATTGGAACAATGACGGTATCGCTGAACTTAGAAAAATCTGTTGCATGGGTAATGATTTCGAAATTGTTCACCATGAGCCTTGGCATACACCACCGTTCGCAATCTTTAATCCTTTGCCCGACGCCCATGTTTTCTTTGGCTCAAGTATTTTTGATTTGGTCGGTGATATTCAGCTAATCAAATCTAACGTCCTTAGAAATATGCTCGATAGTTTGAGTCTTTCTATCCACCCCAGGGTCGCGGTAGTAGAAGGTCAAGCCAATATCGATGATGTCACTAATCAAGAGGTTGGTGCGATTATCCGACAGTCGCAACCGGGCGCTGTGACACCGTTTAATTTGCCGTTTGTAGGCAAAGAAGCATTCCCTATGCTGGGCTACCTCGACACGATGAAAGAGGGCCGTACAGGCATATCTAAAGCCTCGCAGGGTCTTGACGCAGATGCCCTACAGAGCACGACGGCGTCGGCAGTCAATGCCACGATTCAAGGAGCGCAAGCTCAAGTTGAACTCATCGCGAGAAATTTTGCTGAAGTCGGCATGAGGCAACTGGTGAAGGGCGTGTTTGGTTTAGTGTCTAAGCACCAAGACTACGAGCGCATTGTAAGATTGCAAAATATTTGGACTCCAATTGATCCGCAATCTTGGAACGCGGAGATGGATGTGATTGTCAATATGCCCATTGGTGCAGCTAGTGAAGCAGAGAAACGATCTGCGCTTTCTGGGATTGTGAATAAGCAAGAAGAAATTATTTCTAAATTTGGACCGTCAAATCCTTTAGTGACTCTTGAACAATATCGTAATGCACTAGCTTCGACGATGAATCTCGCCGGGTTTAAGAACACCAATCAATATATTACCGAAGGTGCAATAAAACTTCCCGATCCACCACCGCCACAACCCACGGCTCAAGATCTACTAGCAGATGTTGAAAGACAAAGCATCCAAGCTGACATCGATAAGAAGGCGGCTGAACTTGAGTTGAAACGTCAGCAGATGATCCGTGACGACGATTTCCGACACGATAAACTTGAGGCAGAGATATCAATGAAAGCCGCTGAGATGAAGGCTAAATATGGAATTCAATTAGACACCGCACAGATTAAACAAATGAAAGATGAAATCCGACCGGAGAATATGAATTGAACGAAATTGAAGACGGCAAAGAGGCGGCTCGGTTACTTAATAACGAACTTCTCCAACGTGCGCTTAATAACATAGTGTCGGATTTACAATCAGATTGGCTAACAACCAAACCAGAAGAAAAAGACAAACGAGAATTGCTTTACATGGAAGCCAAGGGCATTCAGCGTTTTAAATACAAGTTAAACGGAATGAAGGGAAACGTTTCATTAATGCAAAAAAGAGGGTGATATAGATGAGCACAGAAACTCCAAGAACTGGAACAATTCAAGAAGCTCAAGCTCGTGTACTGGAAATGATGACTCCGACAGAGACAGAAGCGGTTGAAGAAACTGTTGAAGAAACTGTTGAAGAAGAAATAGAAAGTACAGACCCAGAAGAGCCCGAGGTTGAACAAACCTTGGAAGAGACTGAGGAAGACTACACAGACGAAGACGAAGAACCTACTCAAACTTACAAACTCAAAGTCGATGGCGAAGAGATTGAAGTTACCGAGGAAGAACTTCTGAAGGGATATAGTCGTCAATCAGACTACTCGAAGAAGACACAGGAACTCGCGGCACAGCGAAAGGATCTGGAGGCAATAACTTCAGAGAATCAAGCTGCCAGGGATAGAATGTCACAACTCATCCCCGAGCTCGAGTCCAACCTCCTTCAAATTCAACAGAGCCTTAACGCGGAGCCAAATTGGGACGCGCTTTACAAGCAAGACCCGCAAAAAGCCACACGACTTGAAAGAGATTTCAATCGTAGGCGAGAGGCCAACAAGCAAGAGCTTGAAAAGTTAGCGGTTGAGAAACAGCATTTACACGCTGAACAACAAACTCAACTTGCTCAACAAAGAGATACATTTTTGAATGAACAAGCAAAGTTGCTAGTGGAAAATATTCCTGAGTGGAAGAATGATGAGCTAGCTTTGCAAGAAAAATCAGAAATAGAAAAATGGGCGCTGAAGAACTCTTACCTCGATGAGGAGAGAATCGCAAACATTATGGATTACGGCTCAGTGGTGATGATGCGTAAGGCCTGGTTGTATGACCAAGGCAAAGTCGCTGTCAAAAAAGCGCAAGCTAAATCCAGCAAAACCCTTTCTCCAGGGTCTAAACAACGCTCCGCACCAAAGCGAAGTCAGATTCGAGATCAGCAAAACAGACTTCAAAAATCTGGCAAGAGTAAAGATGCTCAAGCGCTGATCGAGATGATGTTGAATAATCCCAAAAGGAGATAACCGATGACTATCATCGCAAATACGTTTACATCCTTCGATGCGAAGGGAATTAGGGAAGATCTTTCGAATGTGATCACTAGCATCTCACCGGAAGACACACCCTTTATGAGTAACATCGGCACACAATCTGTCAGTAACACTCTTTATGAGTGGCAAACTGACACGCTTATGTAGATGAGCCTTTAACTGGTAACAGTTATTGTAAATTCCGTGAATTGCTGGAACCTCCCATTGGGACAATCAGCAGCCAAGCTAATTAGGAATAATTAGAAGGTTCAACGACTAGGATACGGAGTCCAGAACGGACAGTAAAATCCCACGAGCGCGGAACTGCCTAATAGGTAGATGATATAGTCTGAGCTATATAGCAATATATAGAAGTGGTAATTAAAAAATCCACGATAACAAAACTGGCTGCTGCTGATGGTACAAACCAACAAATAGATGGTGACGATATAGCTGCGTTCACTGCGGTCACTCCGACTGTCAGAGTTCACAACTATACCAACATCTCTCGTAAAACTTTCATCATTGCTGACAACTTACAGTTCCAGAATTTAGCGGGTAGAAATTCTGAGATTGCATACCAAGTAGTCAAAAATGGTAAAGAGCTACGCCGTGATATGGAAACCATTCTTCTACAGAATGTAATTCCTACTGCTGGTGGCGCTGCTGCTGCAAGAAAAACTGGCGGCTTATCATGTTGGTTAGCAACAAATAGTGTAAGTAACACTGGTGGTGCGTCTGCTGGAGCTAATCCAGTTTTGACCGCTGGTATACCAACTACTGCCCAGACGGAAGGTACGAAACGTGCTTTCACCGTTGATCTTCTTAATGATGTTATTGAGAAGTGCTGGGAGTCTGGTGGTAACCCATCAATGATAATGGTCGGTGCTTCAAACAAGCAAACTCTATCCGGGTTTACTGGTATTGCGGCAAACCGTTATCAGATAACGTCACCACAGCAAGGTGTGATCATTGGAGGAGCCGATATCTATGTATCCGACTTCGGTGAACTCACTGTCGTACCTAACAGGTTCCAACCTAAGCGTAATGCGTTCGTACTTGATACTGAAATGTTCAGCGTCGGTATGCTGCGTCCTATGCAGACGGAAGAGCTTGCTAAAACTGGAGACGCTGAGAAGCGTTTGATGTTGGCTGAATACGGCCTCATCGTGAAAAACGAAGCGTCAAGTGGAGCGGTCTACGACCTAACTCATACTTAATCCCTTTGTGTAGGAGCCTTCGGGGGCTCCTATTTTTACCTGGAGTAAAAATGAAAAAGATCCTCGATAAAGATCCTCTTACTAATTCTGAACAAGTCTTCCACGCCAACGAGCACGACCAAACCTTTGCGGTGGAAAGTCGGCAAGATGTTTCTGGAATTATTAAGCACGCTACGTCTTTAAGAAATGAGACAGATAAGCATACCCGGTACAACGACGGTATGACTAAAGTGGCGTCGATCCCTATGAATATTTACATGGATTGGGTTCAAAAAGGATACACGAAAGATCAAAAGAAAATGAAAGAATTATTGAACTCACCTGAGTTGCGAGCCTTTCGCACCAGAGAAGGAAGAGTCTAGTGGCTATTACAAATTATGGGACGCTAAAGTCGGCGCTTGCGGATTTCTTAAACCGTAGTGACCTGACGGCAATTATCCCAACGTTCATAACTTTCGCGCATGACAAGATCAATCGAGATCTTAGAGCGAGAGAAATGATTGCCCGAGCAACGGCAAATATCAGCGCAGAATATAACGCATTCCCGCCAAGTTTTTTACAGGTGAGGGATATAAGGCTCAATACCAATCCGGTGCAGCCTTTAGAATATGTAAGTAGTGAACAACAAAATCAAGCACGTAGCAGAAACTCAACCAGCGGTCGTCCAAGACTATTCTCGGTTATTGGAGAATCGTTCCAAGTCTTTCCCACGCCCGACACGACTTATGAGTGTGAGATTGCTTATTACGAAAAAATCCCAACGATGAGTGCTGATTCAGATTACAACTGGCTGCTAACTAAATCGCCAGAGCTATATGTTTATGGTTCGCTGGTTCATAGCGCGCCCTATTTAAAAGACGACGAGAAAATCGTCATTTGGCAAACATTATATCGAGATGTTTTTGACTCGCTCACGCTTGAAGATGAGAAATCTCGTTTCAGTGGTACTACACCGCGCATGAGAACAAGGAGCTTTGGATAATGGCTGGCACATCTGATTACTTAGAAACTAAAATTTTAGACCATGTTTTAAGGGCCACAAGTTACACGGCTCCAACAACCGTATATTTAGCGTTATACACCTCTAACCCTGGCGATGATAATTCTGGAACAGAAGTTTCTGGGACTAACTATGCGCGTATAACTTCTTCTTTTAATGTAAGCGGAAACGTTGCAACCAATTCTGGTGCTTTGGAATATAACGCAGCAGGGTCAAATTGGGGAACAGTGACTCACGTTGGAGTCCTCGACGCCGCATCAAGTGGGAATCTGCTGTATCACTCAGCGCTTACCACTTCGAAGGCCATCACAACCGGGGATATTTTCCGCATACCCGCTGGTTCGCTTACCGTTACTATGACTTGATGCCATGCAATATGGCACAGGTAATTACGGTCAGGGAAATTTTGCTGATGTTACGTCGGGATACGGAAGTTTCACTTATGGCACTGGTGATTTTGGTTCATTCCATCCCAGAGTGGATGGAACGGCTGATATTACGTCCTCAACGTCGATGTCAGCGATCGGGGGATTTCTTAACGATGCTCAAGCGGCTATTACGTCTTCTACGGCGATGGTTGCAGAAGGAGAGATACTTAACGACTCGGTTGCGTCGATCACAAGCCAAACGCTTATGGTCCTCGATGATTCCCCAGGCTACGTTTTTGAAGCGGAAGCTCATGTAACCAGTAGTACAAATGTTGTTGCTA